GCTGCGGCTGCATCCTCGGCTGCGGCTGCTGCATCCTCGGCCGCTGCAACTACATCCTCGTTCGTTTTGGCTTCGTCGGAGTCAGTCGGCGTGACCTCTTCCTCAATCAGTGTGAGTGTAATGGTATCGCCCACTTCGCCATCGGAAAGGGCAACGCCCTTAACGCCATCAACGGTTACGATGTCTCCCTGCTTTACGGGATCGCCCTCGACGACGTACTCCATGGTCTTACCTGTTTCTGTTGCTCTCGTTTTTTTCATGTTGGTGGTGGTATTTGTGATTCGTTTGTTTATGATTTCGACCGGATGCTGCTGTTGTCCTGTGCGGATGCCGCTGTCGATGTCGGCGGGTACTGGAGCGAGGGAAATTTCGATCGGCATCCAGTCGGTAGCCCGGTAGATAGGCCGTGCACCGTTTGGGCGCTCCTCGCGCTCGAACTTGTAGATTTCGTAGCCGACCGAGATCCCTTTGACGATCCCGTCCACCACATCCTGGAACAGTCCGGCCACCTCGGGACGGCTGGAGAAACGAACGCGAGCGCAAAGCTGGCGCGATTCGTTGATCCACACCTTGACCGTGCGACCGACTTGGCTGTGCACCGAGTACGAATTATGACAGTCCAAAAGCGGAAGCCCCTGATTTGCGCGGTCCATTCGAACGGCGGATGCTTCGCAGACCAGCATTTCGTCGTAGTCTTCGTCCCAGCTGAAGCGCGTAACCATTTTTTCGGTCGCGCAAACGACATCTACCTCGCGGGCCTCCTGGTCGATGGTCGTAGGCTGCACGAGCGCCCGCCCGTACAGCACGCCCATGGTGCGGTTATTCGTTTCCTGTTTTGCCATTGCTATTTTCTTTTTGGACGACCGTAGCGGCGGTATTCACGCTGTCAATGGTAATACCCAACTCGGCCAGCCGGTCGATGTCCTGTTTATATTCTTTGAAAAACTCCTCGGGTTCGCGCCCCATCTCTCGGATCGTCTCGCTGATCGTCGCAAGACCGGCCTTGATCCTATCGACCTGTGCGGCGGTCTCGCGCTGCGGATCGAGCTGCTGAATGCGAGGTGCCGTCCAGTCGGCGGATATATATCGGGACAACTCTCCCTTGATCATACACGCGCTGATAAACCAATTCCACACGGGGGCACAAATCTGCGGTACGATCATAAAATACTGCCAGCTTTTGAAGTTGGCCGTAACGTCGATTTTCGCCATGCGCCCCGAGGTAAAATTCACACGGCTATAATCCATCGTCAGCATTTCGTAGGTGATGCCATAGCCAGCGGCCATTCCCTGCAATATGCGGCTGGCGTAAGCATCGTAATCGGACACGCTGGGCGGATTGGCGAACTCTACCGATTCGGCAGCTCCGAGGTGTTCGACGATGCCAGGCTCCAAGCGCTCGATACCTATCGCACCATCCTCGCCACCGTCATCTTCCGACCCCAATACAAATGCGGCGAAGCACGCGGCCACCTTTTGCTTTACGAGCTGGGCATCCTCGTAGTCGGAAAAATCGCTCGTTTTCATAAACGCCGACACTCCGATCGGCAAGCCTCGGACCTGTCCAGGCCGCAACACCTCGAAAGCATGTAGCACATCCTCCTTGGGGTAAAACTTGCTGGCAAGCGCCGGTGCAACGATAAAGCTGTCGCCGGGGTGGTAATCAAAAAGCCAGTAACCGAGCAGGCGCCCCTCTTTGCTGAATTGAACCCCAAGCCGACAATAACCCATATCGTTGCTGCCATTTCGGGTGTGGTCGAGCTGGTCGCCCTCCAAAACTTGCAACTGGAGCGGTAGCGGGTTGTTGTCGTCGGGCATGACCCAGCGTCTCAAAATCAACACTTCGCCACTCTCAGCGATGGACCGCATCGCTAATTCCTGCAACCCGTAAAATGTCGTTTTGCCATACCAGTCGCAGGCGGTCGAATTGGCCCATTTGCTCCAAAGTCGTTTTACGAGTTGGCAAGTTGCCAAATCGGCGTCAGGCGCCGGCTGGATGCCATCGCCGATCGTGTGCTTGGTGATCGCTTCGACAGCCCGCCGCGCCCATCCGTTGTTACGGACCATATTACGGGAACGATCCCGCAACGTAACCAGCGCGGCCGATACTTCGCTATTGACACTCGTGGACTTTGCCAACCGGAACGCCTTGCCGCGACGGCCTTTGTCGGCCGCCTCATAGGCCCGTTTTTTACGGCTACGCGATATTTCAAATGAAATTCTCATCTTTTGCTGAAATAGCCTCGGTCAATACAAGCGAGGCGACGACGGCGCAAGCGGCGTTCCGGAAACAACTCCTCCTCAATCATTCGAACCAAATCTTTCATCTCGGCAAGCGACCGATAGCTCACGGTTTTGTCGCCGTAGGTTATGGTTGTCGCACCGGTGGCGATGGCCTCCTTGAGCGCGGTATATTGTTCGATTGTAAAAGACATGGCAGCGTAACGATTTGCAACGAATTTATGAGAGGTGTTTTACATTCACAATACCACGCGAAAAGGTTTACCGAGTTCTCGGTAAACCTTTTCTAAATATACCGACATCTCGGTATATCAATCATCCCAAAAACTGCCACCTCGACGGCGCCCGGTGCTTTCGTCGTTACGAGCGTCTCTCTTTTTGGCGGTTGCACCACCCATCTGCGCCAAACGCTGTGGGTTCAACCGATCCAGCCCGAGGATAGCCGCAGCAGCCCGAGCATAGACACGACAGTCAAGCGGTTCGTTGCGCTCGTACCGCTTCACCCATTGCAACTTTCGGTACCCCCGCACCACCTTGACAACCTGCTCCTCGGCGGTAAGGCCACGGAAATAGTGTTCGTCATATTCGGGAAAATGGCAATAGTTCGGCGGAGGGATGCCGTTCTCGTCCTTTTCCAGCCGCAGGTGGGCGTATAACTCCGTTTTGAGGAATGACACGCCGATATTCCACTGGCGCATCTTTCCGACCTTTTTACCCGCCTTGGTGATGTCCACCTGCTTGGGTGGTGAAAACGCCATGCCGAGGTGATCCTGACCCTTGATCGGTATGACGCGATCACCGACGAACCGGCGGCAAAAGGTATGGACGTGCGTCGTGTTGTAGCCGGTATCCACCGCCATCATTCGGATAGGAAACTCCATCCCGTCCTTGCGCGGCCACCGTTCACCCACGACGGCTGCCAAATCGTCCCATACGGCGGTTCCGGCCGTGTCCCCCTCGATTACGCGGTAGTCGATCGAATAGCTGCGTTTGTCGGCACACCAGCCGACAATCTCTAACTCCAGGCGGTCGCGCTGTACATCGACACCGGCGGTGAGGAAGCACACATCGGCGGGCACATGGTTGGTTTTGTACTGCTCGCGGCGGTTGTAAAGATTTTTGTACGGCGGCGCCTCGCCCTTTTCCGCCCACGTCTGCCCGAGGGTTGTATTCACGAAAACCTTTAATTTGCTCGGGTTCTCCTTGGCCGCAATGAAATCTCGCGCGATCTGTTCCCAGCTATGCCACCCGTAGGGCGAATAGAGACTATTAAGATGGAAGCCAATCACATCGTGATTTACATTTTCCGGCTTGGCGGGTACCCACTGGCCGTTTGCTAACATGGTGATCTTGTGCCGCTCGGCGATCAATTCGCCGCAATGGTTGCACTTGTATTTTGCTGTTTGGGGCTTGCCCTCCTCCCACTTGAGATTTGCGAATACCAGCGGCTGCATAACGCCGCAGTGCGGGCACGGGACATGATAGTAGTTTTGATCGGTTTCCAAAAATTCCCGTTCGATTGCCGAAAGTCCCTCGATGGTGGGCGTACTCAACATGAAAATTTTATGGTTTGGAAAGGTTCGAGTACGGGCGATCGCCAAGTCGATCGGCGATCCCTCGCCGTCCAAGTCCTGCGGGTAAGCGTCCACCTCGTCCAAAATCAAATTCCGGATAGGGACAGACCGTAACCCCGCTGCGCTGTTGGCGCCGACCATCAGCAGCAGACCGCCGGGAAAATTCTTTTGCGTGATCGTGTTGTTGCTGTCGCGGCTCTTGGCCGGAGCCACGCGCTGCTTCAGTTCGGGGCAATTCTCGATCAGCGGGTCGATGCGTCCCTTGGACAACCGTTCGACCATTTTGTCGGTCGGCTGTACGAACATGGTGGGCGCCGGCGCGATGTGCATAGCATAGCCTACGAAGTTGCTGGCGCCCTCGGTTCCTCCGATCTGCGCGGCCTTTACGAAGACAATTTTGCGGTGCGAGTCGTGAACGCTCAAGCAATCCATGATGTCGCGCAGGTAGGGGGTGCGGCTCGTCCGGTATTGGCCCGATTCGGCAGAGCTGACCGGCGACAAAAACCGGTATTTGTCCGCCCATTGCGACACCGTGATCCGGTCGAGCGGTCGTAAGCCCTGGAAAAACTTGGTTATCTCGTTGAAAATGGCTGTCATTGGTCGATTCTTGTTTGAAAATCCGCGAGCTTCTGCAACGCATCGGCGATCGCGTCGTATATCGTGTTGTGAACGATTGCCCGATTGTCTTCCGCCATAACCACGTCCGTTATTCGGTCGGGGATTGCGAGCAATGTGTCGCGCAATTCCTTGCCGGCGGCGAAAAGTTGGGCATTTATGCGCTCGCGCGACACCAGCGCACCCTCTTTTTCCTGTAATTCCAGCTCGGCGATCCTGGCTTTGGCGATTTTTTCCTGTAATTGGGCGTCCTCGTAGGTCATCGTAGCAGTTGCCACAGCCTTGGCCGTCGGTTCCGGCTCGATCACCGCTTTATCAAAGGTTTTGATGTAGCCCGCCAGCGCGTTGCGGACCTTGCGCTGGTTGGGGTGCGCCGAGTTCAGCGACTTATACCAGCATACGGCGGCCTGTTGTGGGTTCAGGTAATACGGCGAAGTCGCGGACGTCCCGACGACATCCGCGAAATTGTCCGGTATATATCCGCGCTTTATGGCCGCTGTTATGGT